ATCGCGATAGTTGGACTCGGAGGATCGCAGGGCGCATACACGTCTTCTGTCGCCAATGGTAAAGAATATGACGAGGTGTGGGCTATTAACTCCATGCTAGCGCCCATCAAGCATGACCGTGTGTTTATGATGGACCCTCCCTCTAGGTTTTTTGATACTGAGAACGCCGGTAAACAAACACCTGCCTTACGTCGTGAGTTACCAAAACACAAAGGCCCTATATACACTTGCGAGTTGGATAGCCGTGTCCCCGGCGCTGTTCTTTACCCTCTTGAAGAGGTCGTTAAGGATACGGAATTATGTTATTTCAATAATACTGTTCCTTACGCGATTGCCTTCGCTGCGTATCAGGGGGTTGGGAAGCTGTACCTGTTTGGGATGGATTATTCCTACAGGAATGTAAACCTAGCTGAAGCTGGGCGTGCCTGCGTAGAATTCTGGCTATCTTTTTGCATAAGCAGGGGAATGAAGATCGAAATAGCTTATGGCTCGACCCTGTTGGATACGAATGTTCCTCCGGAGGAGCGCCTGTATGGATATCATCGGTTGGATGACCCTTTGGTTATGAGTACTGATAATGAGCAGCTTTTGGTTACCCGGCAGTCAGAGCAGGCTCCGCCTGAGCCTGTGGACGATCCCATCATATTCGGTCGGCATGATAATGTTGTTGGGTTGCAGGAGACAGCGTGATGCTATCTGTTGATGCGGGTACTGCGGTTGGCGAGGCTGTGGCAAGGACCACGGAAGAGGGAGGGTTCACGCCTGAGCAGGTCGCGGAAATGGCCCTGGAAAAGATCATCCATGTATCAGATGGCACCGTTGCCCCACTGCGTGAGCAGGCACATGCCTTCAAGCGGTATATCAGGGACACCCTGCTGTTCTATATGAGGTTTGCGATTGAGCAGGATCGTGCCACGGTATGCGCCGACCTTAGAAAAGCAGGTTATGATGAATTGGCCAAACAGTTGAGGAGTGTTTGATGTGGCTATAACGACGGCAATGTGTACATCCTTCAAGGGCGAGCTTCTTGAGGCTGTTCATAATTTCAAATTGAGTGGAGGGGATACCTTCAAGCTGGCTTTGTATGCCATTGGCGGCGGCGGTAAATCTGGCACTACGGCCACCCTTGGTGCAGCGACGACGGCCCTTACGACTACTGGAGAGGTTGCTTCCAGCGGTAGCTACGCTACGGGCGGTGGGTCTCTCACTCGGATCGACCCTGCAACCAGCGGTACGACGGGCTACACGGATTTTGCCGATCTCAGTTTCACGACTGCCACCATCACTGCCAGGGGCGCACTGATCTATAATAGTACAGATTCCGATAAGTCCGTGTGTGCCCTGGACTTTGGCGGCAACAAGACCAGTACTGCTGGAACTTTCACAATTCAGTTCCCCGCAGCGGCAGCAGCAACAGCGATCATTAGAATTGCGTAGGGGCTGTCGGTTTGGCTGATCTTACTGGTTTTGGTCGTGACGAATATGGCTCAGGGCCTTATGGGCAGGCCGCTCCGGTAAGTGTTACGGGTGTTGCGGGAACGGGTTCCCTTGGTGCCGTAACTGTTTTATTGAGTATCAGTGTTGTCCCTACAGGCGTTGCTGGCACTGGTGGCATCGGGACGGTCACACTAACGGGGGCGGCAGTTGTTACACCAACTGGCGTTGCTGGCACGGGTAGTCTTGGCACAGCGACACCAGTTGCCGGAGCCGGTGTTTCACCTACCGGTGTTGCTGGTACAGGTGGTGTTGGTACAATAGTGCCCACGGGAGCAGCAGTTGCTGCTCCTACTGGCGTTGCAGGAACGAGTGCAGTTGGTACAGTAACAGTTGTACCCAGTGTTGAGGTAGATGTAACGGGGGTTGAGGGTACTGGTGCTTTAGGGAGCACACATATATGGAGCGTTATTGATGATGGGCAGACGCCAAGTTGGTCGCCTGTTAGCGATTCGCAAACTCCAGGATGGTCATCTGTTGATGACACGCAGACGCCAGACTGGACGGAAATGGCTGCATGATAAGGGCTTGAAATGGTAAGCACATATACGACAAACCAGGGTATTGAGAAGCCTGCGGCTGGAGATCAGTCAGGTACATGGGGCGGCACTGTCAATACCAACATGGACATTATTGATCGCGCCATCTGCGGCGTTGCCTCTCTCACTTTGACCGGATCGACTACGACCCTCACCACCACGGACGGTACGCTGACCGACGGTATGTATCGTGTGCTGATCCTTGGTGACAGTGGCGATCTGGGTAGCGATAACACAATCACCATTTCGCCTAACGATCAGTCTAAGTGTTATCTGGTTTATAACAACCTGACTGCTGATCGTAACGCTATCTTCACTCAAGGCAGTGGTGGCAACATCACTGTATCTAACGGAGCGACGGCCTGGATTTATGCCGATGGAGCCGGGGCTGGCGCTGAAGTTCGTCAGGGAATGGTGTCTACTGAAATCGCAGACCAGGACGGCGATACCAAGATACAGGTAGAAGAAGGCGGTGACGACGACGACACCATACGTTTCGACATAGCGGGCGCTGAAGATTTTACGATGTCAGCGAATTCGCTCAATATCTTGACTGGGTCTGTTGTTGCACTTCCTGACGCTACGGTTGGCGCTCCAGCCCTGACCAATACCGGCGATCTCGATACCGGGGTTTACTTCCCAGGCGCGAACGAGCTAGGGATTGCAACGTCGGGAACGCTCGCCTGGACGTGCGATGCTGCGGGCATCGTAACGAAGTCTCTACAGCCAGCATTTCTTGCTCGTCCTGCGGGTGCTCAGAGTAATATTGCTGTCGCATCACCCGTCACCGTTGTTTTCGGGACAGAGATTTTTGATCAAAATGCAGACTTTGCGTCCAATACCTTTACCGCACCTGTTTCAGGTAGGTATTTCTTGTCTTTTTCTTTAGGTCTAAATGCTATAGATACTGCCTGTTCCGTGTATGAATTTAACCTAAATACATCAAACCGTGCCTATGGGTGGAGAATTGACCCAGGAGTTCTAGCCTCAGATCCTACGGATTGGCAAGTGCCGTTTTCAGTTGTAGCCGACATGGACGCTTCAGATACAGCCTACGTCAATGTGTACCAAGCCACCGGCACGGTTCAGACCGACATCGCAACTAATTCCAGCTTCAGCGGCTTCCTGTTAGGATAGGAGGAGTTATAGTAATGGCAATAACAGTTACAGTGGAGATCAATGATCTTAATGAGAGAATCCTTCTAAATGACCTACTTGATATTGATGATTGGGTGCAGAAGGCAGTTGTAGGAAAAATTAACAAGTGTAAAACCCGAATGGCAAATGCGGCGTCGGCAGAATTGAAAGCAGACGCATCCGTGGAAACAATGCCAGCTACAGATGATGGCTTAATCGCGGCTCTTTTTGCTAGGGCGGATTACAA